TTGCTGCCGACATTGAAATACCAGCAGCAGTTCCAGCGGCAGCTACAGATACCACACCAGCACCAATAGCAAGTGCTGTTGAGTGAAACATCTGTGGATGTTTGTTGTTGCCTAGCGGGTCTGGTAGAAGGAATCTCATTTAATTAAATCGGTTCGGTTGTGCCGCCACTTCTGCACCCTTGGGTCATCTTTGCTGATGTGAGGATTAAAGTCTCTAGAAGTTATTGTGTCAATAATTTCGTCTGGATCAGTTAAGTCTGTGACATGGCAGGTAGTCCAGATTGTGTCACGATGGGTGTAAAGTAATCGCCTAGTTCCTGCTTCTGTGATGCCAGTGTAGCCTGTTTTGTAGCGGTGGGCAGGGATACCATGATACCAGACAGTCACATCACCCTTCATCACAAAGAATGGATGAGTAGTCAGGTGGAGCATTGTTGTGAGAATAGTATCCTTCGGCATATAGATTTCCCGAATATACATCCCCGGCGTGAACCTATGAATCAATGGACATTCCCTCGGCGGCAACTTCAGAATCTCAAGATCAATGAGATTCAGTTCGTAGTTTGGATCACCATATCCAACGACATTCCTTGCATCAATCTTATCTGGGATTGTCAGCGTCATCTGTATAGGAAGTAGTCGTTCGGTGAAGGAGAAAGTAAGTCAGACCCGATTAGGTTCTCTGCTCTGCTATAGTTTGCAAACCGGATTGGCCCTGCTGTTGGTATCTCAAGGTTCTCCATCTCCTTCTCTTGCTCTTGCACAGCAAGAGAAAGATTTTGCAAGAACTCTTGCGCCTTACGATTCTCACGGGAATTCAATGCAAGGATAGCATAGATCATCGCATCAGGAATGAACTCAACCAACTCTTTCGGATCGGTCAGATCAAAGTATTTCTTCGATGCGTAGAGCGTGATACACTCGCAGGTCTTGGGTGCTTTGAATCGGCGGAAGGTTGGGTTAGCATCGTTAGGTTGATAGATTGCTATCAGCGTCTTTGCTTCCAATGCTGTATCGTAGGCATACACCCGAATCCTTCCTTTAGTTACTGGCTTGGTTACTGCCCGAATTCCTTTCACAAGGAGATCAGACTTCGCCAGCGTTGGAGGATTGGCAGTAGCTACCTTAACCTTGTGGTAGGTGTCATACTGGTCTTGCGCTTCAAACATCAACTCTACGCCGATGTCTTCAGCCTCCTCGGCCATTACTCCAATTTGGTATGGATGCGTTGTGTAATCACGGAAGAGGACATGGAGTCCTCCTACCTCTACGATTCCTCTATGGCATGAGTGATCCGCATGGAGAGCGAAAGCATTGGTTGCATTGAACCATTCGTCTGCTAGAGACGCAGATTCATTTCCGATCCAAGCTAGTTTGATTTGCTCATAACGGGCTGGAAGCGTGAAGCAATCGTTCACACAGCAGATTTGGACATACTCTTCTTGAGAAGTCCACGCTCGCTTATTCCATAGCAGTCGCCTTGCTTGGTTCACGGCTTTAACTCCGCGCTCGTATGAACAAGTGCCAGAGTCGCCGACAAAACCCTTCACAAGCTCTACCATCTCTTCGAGGGTATCGGCCATAGGGATTATCGTTTCCGATAATTATTTCGAGCCAACGGGCTTTCCAGATTTAGGAAGCGGTGCGCTGGAGTATGGGTTCTTACCAGTGTTAGGTGGGTTCATGTTGCCCATACCTTCACGGATCATGCCGCGAGTAGGTGCGCCGCCGCTAACGAGTTTCGGATCAGTTCCTTTTAGTGGTGTCATATGTTTAGTTTTTCTTTGTGATGGCTTATGGTTGCGAAGAATGAACTGCCATCCAGTTCAAGCTCGTAATTTCTGAAATATTGTTATCAACACGGAATGTAAATCCTGCTGTATTTTGTGCTATAATCGTATAAAGCGGTGTTGATGCTGGAGTTCCAGAACCATAGATAGGAGTCAACGAAATTCCATAAACAGCAGATGGGAGAGGAGAACTAAAAGTAATTCCGATAGATGTTGTGTCTCCAGCAGAAATTGGAGAGTATGTGCCATAACGAACTTTGACAGTCGGAATTGCAGCGACAGTTGTTTCCAATGTATCGACTCGCGTATCAAGTGCGCTAATCTGTGTTTGCTGGTCAGCAAGGTCTTCGTTGATTTGAGCAACTTGCGCTGGAGTTACATCGCCCAATCCCGGCACATTGATAGTTCCGTTAGTAAGAACCTCATCAATGAATACTTGAAAGACATTCTGCCAGTTACCAGTTGGACAGAAGTCATCTGGAACATTTGGGAATGTAAGTGCTGGCGATGAAGACTGATTGTCCATAGATTAATTTACGATATTGTATTCCCAATATTTCTCTTGGCAACACAAAAATGGTTCACACTCTTGATTTTCTTCGGGGCAGTCACCAACTGGAGAGTCATCATTGTTCTTGATGTTTGCCATCAACCTTACTCGATCAACTGTAGCTGCTCCGGTTAGGTTTACTTTGATCTGGAATTCTGATCCCTCTACCGATGGGATACCTGCCAAGTCATTACACTCACTTGGGTCTGGCGTGTTAAACTTGTAGCGTTTGTAGCGATTACCTCCCCGTTGTGGGAAGCATTCAGTTACTTTAGGCGAGCATGGATCGCACCCGAATGTGGTAGGCACTTTTAGTTCTGACCAGCAAGGATTGCTATCTGCGCGGAACTCGACATCGCTTTCTACTTGTCCCTTAATCTCACTCATCCACATTTCTCCACCAGTAATCTTTTTGCGGAGGAACTTGTTGGTAGTTCCGCTTCGGTTGAAATCATACCTGCCAGTTGTGAAGAAGGATTCGATCTGTCTAGTTCCATTCGGCCCGTAGTCATCGCCTTGTGCTGTGGTGAACTCGTAGAGTCGGTTCTTGTTGTCTTTGTCGAATGAGAATCCGAATCCCCGCTTTTCACCTTGGATCAGTGCAGTCAGAAGTTGGGTTGGTCTGATGCCTGTCCATACTCCATTCCAGCGGAATGTTAGTTGTGCGTCCGGTGCAGGCGTTGAGGATTGGTCGAGGTCGAGAACAACCATGCCCCTATGAAACCTGTTCAGTCCCTCTACGCCTTCTGCGCGGTAGGTCTGTGGCGAGACAGTATTGATGAGGTAGTTGTCGAAAAAGATAGTCGAAGCGAATTGCTTCATCCACGGGGTATCATTTGATACCCACTTATTCACGTCCCTCGATAGTTTGCGTAGTGAGAAATACCGATTATACTCGGATTGCGTGTTGGAATAGAATGCCCAACCATCGTGTGAACGGAACCAAAGCTCACTATTAACTAGGGCTAGATATGAGCTGGTGCATCCGCGCCCAAGGAGTGAGATGCGCTGAATGTTCGATGTGTTCCACTGATCTCTTGGCAGGGAGACATCCATTGAGAATGCTCCATTCCCAGTAAGGATTACTAGCTGTCCTTGTCCACGAATGTTGTAGCCAAGTTCTGGCATTACCTTCATCCCTGTAATATTTCCCATCATTGTCGGAGTTGAGAACGCTCCGCCTTCTGCCCAATATCCTATCTCTGTGAAGTTTTCGGTATTCTTGGTATCGGTAAATCCATTGCCATAGATAATATCTGATGCGTAGATTTGATTGAACCTATCAGAAACAAAGACTCGCCCGAAGGCATACTCCATGATCGTTCCAATCGGCATCTTTGCCAAGTATGGGTTCAGTCGATAAGCAGGTAGCTTGACTGTCCCTGTTCCTGTTCCCCTTTGAGTGTCTGTAATGACTGCTGTGAACTTAACTCCAACTGTATTGGATGGCGCACCGATCAGCGTGAAGTTGGTATTGGTAACCCCATCTCCAAGCGAAATAATCTCGCAGTAGTCTCCGTTCTGTATTTCACTTGCTGTCAGAGTTCCTAATACCCCGTCCCATGCAATCGCATTCTGGTAGCCATTTTGGATATACGCCCGATCTTCAGCTTGCACGAACCATGTGTGCATCATGCCCGGATCGTTGCCTTCGATGACCTT